TGGCCTGATAGAGTCTGGCATCATTGCGATAAAAGTCTTCACTTTATCAAGAAGTTCCGAGGTAAGGTCTGAGTTGTACCCAATAAGCGCCGTGTTCGTACCGGGAGTAGTGATCGTTCGATGGAAGAGATAGGCTGTGACCGCGGTTGAGAATCCCATTTGTCTTGCTTTAAGGATTATGACCCGAGAGTATTTGTTGATCGCGTTAAAAAGGTCAATTTGCGCAGGTTTTAAGATAAAAGGGATTAAACCAGGGGTTTTTCCTTTAATTTTACAGAAATTTTCAATAAAAAACTTAGGATCCTTCAATTTTAAGAGCCTTTTACTAATTTCTTCTTCATTATTTATCAGATTTGTCATTATTTTGAGTCATAAATACTAATGGTCGAGAGTTCCTGGTCCGCTTCTTGTGCTTTTTTGACAGAATCTGGCATCGGAGGCTCAACGACAACATATTCTTCAATAACTGTCTCTTCTCCCTCCGGTGTCTTGTCATTTTCTTCAATCTTTTTGAGCAAAACCTCTTCCCAGGTACCCTGAGCCGACCCTGACTCAGTGTTATAGTCGTCAAGCCCGATAGATTTGAGCAACGTTTTAAAGGCGTTCAACCGGTCTTGGTCTTTCATTGCTCCAGTAGCAATGTCTTTTATGCCCGCGACGATAAAATCGAGGGAAATTCCATTCCTTTCGAGAGCTGAATGGTAATCCTTACGAATAGCAATCTTGTCTAATGTCCTAAAAACATCGGCGACCGTCTTCACACCAATCATCTCCTTTAGTTTTTGCGGGTCCTGTGTCACCTGGAGCGCCTTCAAGAGAAAAAGCTGCTGAGTTTTATTCGGAGCATGTCTCTTCAAGATGTGGTTCGTATAAACGATTGGTTTGAGTTTATTTTGTTGCATGTTTTTTCTTTTTTGTCTTCTTTTTTGTCTCACCAAAACTGGCCTTCATATTGTATTTGAGCTGTCCATGCCCTCCGTTTTTCAAATACTGAGACTTCGGATAAACGTATTTTGATTGTCCATAGGTGGTGACTTCGTCTGAATCAAGAAAATTCAACTTTTCATCATACCAACGAAAATAATCCGACCTTGAGGGTAGGATCCTTTGGATGTATGCGCGCCATCGGTCATCATGGTGAAGAACATAGACGTCTTTTCCTACTTCGTCGTTATAACAAAGCATCTGGTTTGTCGCAAAGTCAACAAACTCCGCATATTTCATCTTCGTCTTTTCCGCATGTTCAAGAAGTTCTAGCCGGTTATGACACATCCAAACGAAGTAAAGGTAGTCCAACGTAACGAACTTATATGGATATCGGTAAGCCTCAGGCTCTTTAAACGGATCTCGTGTTAAGAACTCTGGAAAAAACTCCTTCATGTAAGAGAGCACCCCCGTTGCTATATAATTCTGGGAAAAAGGCTTTGGGTAGTTTCCAACATATGCTTTCAAAAAAAAGGAAAAAGCCCATTCAAAAACAAAGCCATTTCCCCTCCGCCGTAACCGGCGTCTTCCGTTATACTCAAAATGGAACTCAAGCCAGATCATTCGGACAAGGGTATCAAACATACCCTCGTAGGCATCAAAGAAAAACTTTTTATACAGTTTTTGGTACTCAGTAATGTCTCCCCCAACCATTCCAATCGAAGCAAGATTCAGACCTTTTGGAGAAAGATTAATATAGTCCTCGTATTGTTTGTTGTAAATTTTCATATTTTTTATTCATATTTTTTAAGCAAGTTACCCCATCGCCTGTTCGGGAAGCGATTGCTCGTCTTCGAGAAGACGATTCATGGCCTCTTCAAAGTATTGAGCAAGTTCCGGGTTCTGATTCCTAAGCTTATCGAGAAAGGCCGAAACAGAGGTCGGATCATTCAGATCGACTCCCGCCATCTGAAGTTTTTCAAGCACCCTTTTAAGCATTTCTTGTTTCTGAACCATCTCCTGTCCTGAACCAGAAACGTCAAGAGACTGCACTTCGTCAAACTTTTTTTGGCAAAGAGCTAACATGTTTTTTAATTCTTCAATGTCTCGCGGAGACACCATCTCTGGCTGTTGATTTGGTTGCATATTTATGTTTTTATATTTTAATAATCACTTACTCTTGACCATATTGCAAGTTCATGGGCGCCTGTACGGGGAATCCAGTTGCCCCCATGACAGCTCTTACCGTACGAGATCCGGGAGATTCTTTCCCCGCGATACCAAGTTGGCTTTTCCCTTCCTTCGCCTGAGCAAGTGTTCTCCATCTGTAACTTGGCATATAGTTTAGCCAGTCTCCCGTAGGTGAAGCGAGTCCTCCGTAGCCAACAACCCCAGGCATAAACACCTCTCCAAGGTCTCTTGCCGCATACCCAAAGCGCTGTGCTCCCGTTGCTCCAACCGGGTAAAGTGGCTGGCCAAACCCTCCCTGTGGAGCGATGTTGTCTGCCAAGATAGCGGGCTGAACAATGTTGTTAAATAAGGCGACACCGAACGGATCTTTAAAGAAGTACGGATTGTTTTGCACTGCCTCGATCACGGCAGCGGGAGTCCCACTTCCGAGGTTCGAATTTGACGGTGTAAACATATTCATCGAATAGTACGGAAGCATCTGCGTAAGATTCATATAGATTGGATTCTTGTCGAAGAACGGCATTCTGTACATACCCGGATCACCAAGGTATGAGTAAAACTGGTATCCAGTATTCTTTGGATCGTAGATCGCCTGTTTCTCCATTGGCGTCTTTGTTCCGCCAAAATCCTTCATTGCAAAAGTAACCTTATTAAACGCGGCTGGATTATACGCAAGTGTCTGCCCCGTCTTCATAGACATACCGTAGGCAAAGGAAGCAAAAGGATTACCTACCAGCGGCAGGTTCCTTAGGATGTGTACCGCTCCAGGCATAGCTGCATAGTTGAGGTATGTGACGTTTGCCAACGCAAGTGCTTTTTCTCCTGACAGTGCGTAACGGGTCTGACCATCCTTAACAATTCTCGTCATATCCTCTGGATCGATGTTGATGAACTTCCTCATCTTCACAATCTGAGACTTTGTAAAGCCGTCGATTGTCGCATGGTTGATCGCGGCGAACTTAAAGATCTGGTCATTCGTCTCGTAGACTGAAGGCATCTTGTTGAGGACAATGTCCATTGCTTTTGTCCAAGCTGGAGCATCCGGTTGCGTTGCACGGAAATGAAGATCTTCAAGCTTTTTTGTCCAAGCCGGACTGTCATAAAACTCCTGGGATATCATGCCTGAATACGTGTCCAACTTTCCAACTTCTTTTCCTCCCTTCGTCAAATCTTTGATGGAGGAGAGTCCTCCACCAACAGATTCTGGGCCGAGCTCTCTCGCTCCTTCAAGAAGTTTTTCTATTTCAACCCTTACTCCTTTTTGAATATCGGCTTCAGAATAAACGCCCTTTAAGCCGTTGTTCTTCGCATAGTCAGCGACTCTTTTTGCTAAATACTCTGGGCCTAAATATGAACCAACGTCTCCGACTGTCCCGCGAGAGGCTGGCGACGTCATTGCGCTCTTCCATCTAGCCGCGGTATCCGCATCATAAAGCATCGTAAGCTCATCAAAGTAACGAGCAGATTGAGACTTTCCACGATAGACATTAAAAGACTTGGTAAGATGTTTTAAATATGTCGAGTCAAGAAAACCCATCATGTGAGTCATGGCAGTATTGCCCGCGGCGGAGTTTGTCCAAGCGGTAGGAGACAAAACAACTTTTGCCATCTTAAAGAGGCGTATAGCAAAGTCATAAGACTTTATTGTCTCATCATAAGCCTTCTGTAGTTTTTCTGAATTCGCCCCGGTCTGAATTTTATATCCCTTAATCGCGCTGGTCATTTTGTCGTACCATTCGATTCCAGATTCTCCTATCGCTCCAGACTTCATTACCTTCTCGAGATCGTCCCAAGTTACCTGTTGGCCACCAACCTCTTTACTGATTCGGTCTGTGAACTCTTGAGGATTAAAGGTTTCAGCAAGTTCGGGCTTCTTTAGCAACGTCGTTGTGTCATCGAGAGCAATGACAACATCGTCTGCTGCATCTTCTACTTTTTTTAGTGTGAGGTGATCAAGCTTTGCCGCTTGTTCTGAAAACTCCTGTGGGGTTATCACATTGGCAGAAGCCATCGATCCCGGGAGGAAGGGCGTCTTTTCTACTGGAGTGAGGTTGCTCCTTTTGAGGGTCTTTCCGATAGGGTGACTCGGAGATAGGATATCCGCCAAGTTTTCTCCTCTTAGCAACGCGTCATTAATAAGTTTCTCTTCCTCAACGCTGACACCCAATCCTTTTTTAAAAGAGTCCTTAATCATCGTCTTCCGAACCCAACTCTCTGGGTCATACCAGGTAGCATCAAGAAAAGATTTAAAGGCTGGAGATTTTTCTCCCAGTTTCTGGAGTCCCTCACCTATTCCTGTCCTGTATTTCCCAATTCCAATGCCTCTCTTCTGGACGATTTCTTCTGCTGTCGTACCAGCGAATTTCTCCCATTCCGAAGTCGCCTTCACTGCTTTTCCGCCGAGTCTGGAGAAGGCTGAACCTTCCGCTCTGCTCAGTCCGGGAGTCCATCTTCCGATTGTAGTTGCTTTTTCTAGGGCGCTTGATTTGGCCGCAAGAGACAAACCACGAATGGCCCCTTCTCCCGCGATCCCCTTTCCTAGTCCGACCGCGAGGCGTGGAAGAACAGCGGTTGTCCCTGCCGTTATCCAGTTAAGCGGGTCTGCCGCAATATCAAGAGTAAAGCCAAGGGGGGCGGCAACCATACCGGGAGTCCCTGCCTGTTGCAATACATCCTTGAAAGTTCTTTTTCCCTCTTGGACGTTCTCCTTTATGTCTCCGATGAGAGACCCCTCTGTTCCTTGTCCGGTAAAATGACGAACACCGCCAACAACCCCGTAAAGGGGTTTTGATAGGAAGTCAAATGTCTTTGCAAGAATCCCAGGTTTTCTGGTTGAGAGCTCATCGGTCATTCCTGCTTCTTTCGTCTTTTGAGGATACCACTGCGCCTTAAGCTTCTCGTTTGTGAGATTCTGTATATTTGTTTTTAAAGCCTCAAGTTCTTTCTGACTCGAAACTTGCTTGAGGGAAGGGATGGCTTGTCCACCAAAGGAGCTGGTGGACCTCAACCCGAATTCAGAGGTGTCTGCTGTCTTTTGCAGATTAGCGATCTGCTTCTCTAGACTTTTAATTTTTTCGGTGGTAGATGTGTCCATATCGTAATTTTACCACGGTACGGTAAAATTACTGAAGATCTTGGCCCAGAAGTCGCTCCCTAACGTCGAGCTTCTGAGGTAGCCCGTTCTTGTCCTTTATTTCCTTAAAATAGTCCCTCATGTTTTCGTTTATATGGAACTGAAGAGTGTAGACTCCTCCAGGCCTTGAACCCTGGATAACCTTCCCTGTAAACGGGTCCTTCCCGAGGATATAGGAGCCTTTGTCTTGTTTAAGGAAAGCAAAATCTCCAATATGTGGTAGTCGAACGATCCCATTGTCTCTTAGACACTTCACAAAGGTACGAACTAAAGCAGGATAAACCTCCTTCTTTAGGATAGCCGGATCAATATAGTTGCACTGAGAAGAGAACACACGAAAAAAGAAGTCATCACTGATGACCCCCTTTTTCTCCACATCTGAAATTTTATAATGTCTTTTTTTCATCGTTTGAATAGAGCCAAGATCCTGAGAAGAGATGCCCACACGAGGTAGATAAAGGAAGCAATGATCCCGATCTCTGAAGCGAGAGATATCACATCATCAGGTGTCATTGTTATCCCGTAATAACGAAAGGCTACGAAAGTGATGAGGGAAGAAAACATCATAACGATTGCCTTAACGCGCGCGGCTATCTCTGTCGGGTCCTCACTCGAAGCCAGGATCCATGGGTAGGTTCCAGCTTGATCACTAGGATAGTTCTTTGGTAGTTTCATGAACATAGTTTTAAAAAGTTACTTAATACTCTTCAATGTTCTGGTGGTAGGAATACTTTGTACCTACAAACACGTTCTCAATTCAGCTTTTATTTTTGCAGAAAAGAAAGACCGCACTTTCTTTTCATGGGACTCACTCCTGAGCAGGAGCTCTTTGTCCAACACGCCATCTCGTCCGCCCCGTCTGCAGATAGGACTTCGAAGTTTTTTATGCGCGGGCTCGTTCAGTGAATCAGGAGCCGCTCGATTGTCTAAGTCAAAGTAATTGTTTTTCCGTGTAACGAGACTACTCGAACCCTATTGTTCTTTCACCCCAACATTATCTCCGACAAGAGATTATTCAGTCACACCAGAACGTTGAAGACTATTTTTTATTTTACCTACATCATGCTAAGGTTTCCCTTTCGCATCCCACTCGGGGTACAAGTGCACCTGCCTTTGTTGTGGGAGCCGTGACTGATGGGGACACGGTCATTTGTAGCGCGGGTGAGAATCGAACTCACTTCCTCCTGATTATGAGTCAGGCGACTTCCCGGCCGTCCTCCGCGCGATGTCCTTCCCTGGTTCGCTGTCTTTCGACTCGCGAGGGAAGGGTGGCCACTGTTTCAATAGGCAGTATCTTCCATCTTTCAGGAAGTACTTCTCCCTCCATGTGCCATGAGGAGACAACCCTTGCGTATGCCGATCAG